AAAACCCCACCACAGCCTTTGGGTCCTGTGATACAGAACCGCAATTATGTAGACAACAAAGACTTCCGTGATTCAACATTCCTGAATCAGATCAAACAATGGATCGGCGTGGCCATCAACGTCTACGCTGATACAGTATCAGTGGTGCGTAGAGAAAACGACACTTTCTATGATGGCGTGCCCGCAGATAGATTACGCCCCAATACCAACGGTCCCAAGGTCATAATGAACGATGTGCAGCCTGCTGTGGATCGTGTGGTCAGCCAAGTGGCCGCTGCCTTCTACGATGAAAAGTCAGTGGAAGCCTTGGCCATCAATGACGATGACACGATCGCAGCAGAACAGGCCACCAAGATAGTTAGGAACCAACTGTTTAATGCCAACGAAGGCAAGATCATCCTGCGTGATTCAATCAAGTCAGCTGCCAAATATCCTTTTGGTGGCGTCATGCGTGTCTATCGTGATGCACGTAAGAAAATATTTGAACATCGTATGGACATTCCAGCCTATGATGATCAAGGCAATCCACTGATCACTTCAATTGAATCTGCAGAAGAGGCAGCCAGAGTTATCGCACGTGAGAATACACAAGAAGCCTTGATTGAATGGAAGTTGATCAAAGTCAAAGAAGAGATCTTTGCCGAAGAATCAGGTATTGAAGCACCTGATGGTACCAAGATCATGGACACACGCAATCAATACACTGCTATCTATGAAGTTACCAAACACAGCATACACTATCCTATCTTGGTAGTGCCACCTGAAGAGTTCTTGATGGACAAAGAAGCCACCAATGTGCATACTGCCAAGTTTGTGTGCCAGCGTCGCTTTATGCCCAGGACCGACATCATTGAGATGTGGCCAGACGCACGTGAGTTTCCAGAAGATCTTGGATCAGTGGCCACTTCATACAACACCAACTTCTCCAATGAAAAGCAATATCGCCGACGTGTTCACAATACCTTGAACATCACATCAAGACCAGCCACCTTTGATTCAACTATGAAGGTGTGTATGGTAATAGAAGGGTATATCCGCTATGACTATGACGGTGACGGCATTGCTGAGTGGCGCCATTTTGCTATTGTTGATAATACAATCCTGGAGAATACTTACTGGGATGGCCCCATTCCTATCATACTACCTAACCTTAACCGTGATCCTCATCGTCCTGACGAAATCACTATCGCAGAACGTAGCAAAGATAGTACACTGATCAAGACTGCCATGATCCGCGGTGATGTCAAGGCACAGCAGGACAGGACTAACCTACAGATCATAGCCAAGTCAGGTGCTTTCCCACTGACAGGTCAGCGCAAACTCATGGAAGGCGCACCAGGTATCATACCCTACGGCCAGAATGAACAGGGTCAGGCCTTGGCCATATCAGGTCCTTTAGCAGATGCCATACACGTGATCCAAAAGCCAGAACCCAGCCAGGCCACACAAAGCCTGTTGGCCATGGTTGACAGCCAGAAGTCAAACCAAGTGGGCGTAAACTCATTAAATGACGTGGCTGCTTATCACACACAGTCCACCAATCCTGCTACCACAGCTGCCATACAACAACGCAGCCAGGATATACAAGTAGAAGACTATATCATGTGCTATGGTGAAACGGCTGTCAAGCCTCTGTTCCGCATACTGTACTGGTATATCATGCAGGATTCGGACCACCCTTGCATACAGCAGAAGTTCCTACAGATCACAGGACGGCCCAGCCTTGATGCAGAACGCATGCGTGTAGGTGAATGGTGGGAGCGTGATGAATTTCGGGTCAACGTTGGCTTGGGTGTAGATTCACCTGACTACAAGAACTTCCGTGCCACACAACTGCTGCAGGTGTTTGCTGCATTCAATCAAGCCATGTCAGGACAGACCCTGCCCAATCTCTTGCCTAGAATGTATGAAGGCTTTCGTGATCAGGTCAGCAGTTTAGGTTATGATCCAGATCAGATGCTGATGGACCGTGATGAGTTTGATCAATACTTCCAAAACTTGTTACAACAGAGCCAACAGCCTGCTCAGCCAGATCCCATAGCAGAACAAACAGCGCAACTGCAATTGGCCATGCTGGAAGCACAGGTAGCACAACTGCAGGCCATGGCTGACGAAAGTCGTGCCAAGGCCCAGAAAGCACAGGCTGATGCTGAAAAGTCAATTGCCGAATCAGCCAAGACCAAAGTTGAAGCAGAAATAGCACAGACACAGATGCGCCGCGGCCAGATAGCGCCTGTGCGTGTAACAGTGTAATAAGTAACTGATGCTAAGAGACAAAATACTGCGCATATTCTTCACTGCTCGTGATTTGGGTGAGCGTATGCTTAAACCCGAGCGTGAAGAACGCAGACAACAACAGAACATTATCGCTCATGGTGCCGAAAGTCGCGCACTCATGACCAACCCCGTGTTCCAAAGTGCAGTGGCAGATCTTTATCTGCACTTGGAAGCAGAACTTGATTCATTGGAGCCCATACAGGGTGACTATGAATCTCGTGTGCAGTGGATTCTTGCCCAGCGGAGAGCCCTGCGCCAGATCTGTGCGTTACTTGACAACAAGATAGCCGCACAGGAACAGCTGGAAACAACCATGAAGGAGACACAGGAATGAAAATCAATCCTGGAATGAATCCTCCTGAGGGAGCTCCTGGCTCCAGTAACCCCCGTAAAGGACGCGAGATGGAAACCAAAATGATGGGTTCCAATCCGGCCGAGAAACACGCGGAAGGTAAACCTGGTGCCAGTAACCCAAGGAAGGGCACAGTAGTAATGCCTTCAACTATCGGTCCTGGCGGCATTGCCGGCAAGATTGGTGGTAGAGGTAATCCTGGTAGTGATAATCCCCGCAAAGGATCTTTCACCAAGACCAGTATTTACAAAGGTTGAAAAAACAGTGATTAGCACGTTTGACAGTCGCCTATCTTAACAAGACGCCGACACACTAGAGGAGATATCAATGTCAACAGTAGTAGAACAACCAAGAGATGATGTACCTATCGTCACAGACGCTACATTATTGGCTGTACCTAATATGCAAGACCCAGAAGCACGCACGGAATACCTTAGACGGGTCCGCGCATTGCGTAACACTCCAGACGCAGCAGCACCACAGGCACAGACGACAGCACCTATCCAGAATTTGGACGCTGCTGATCTACCAGCTGAGCTGCTGACCGACACAGATGACGCCACAGATGAGTCATCCACACAGGACGCTATTCCCGATGTTGCCGCCAGCCGTCGCAGGCTCTCAGCAGATGATCTGCAGCAGTATGAGATACCTGTCATGGCAGAAGATGGCACTGTAGAATACCTATCCTATGAGGATTTCAACAAGACTGTAGGCACATATGCCAAGGTAAACAAAAAAGCCCGTGAACTTGCTGATCGCGAACGCGAAATAGATGCTATAAAGACACGTTTGGTTGAAGCGAACCAAGCAGTGTTGCAATCTACTGAATCAGAAGAAGCCAAGATCGCTAAACGATATGAGTGGGTGCAGAATTCTATTGCACACGCACATCGTTATGGCGTGGACACTGTCAAGTTCCAAGATGGAACTAACAAGTCGGTGACACAACTGATTGCAGAAAAGACTGCCTTAGAGAATCAGTATGCACAGCAGCAGCAGCGCAAGTCTGCAGCTGAGCAACAGATTCGTAAAGCGCAGGAAGATTTCATCCAAGCGCAGGAAGAAGTCCTCAAGCAACGCAGCCCATCAACGCTGAAAGCACGTAATGATATAGCAAAGTTTCTAGAACGTTCAGGTTTTTCCGCCGAAGACGCCAATGCATTGAGTCATTCAAAAGCTGAATTGATGATCGTATTGGACAAGGCTATGAGGTACGACAACGCACTGAAGAGCCAGTCAAAAGAAAAGCGTGTGGGTCAGAATACCCGTGTGTTAGCACAACGCAGCCGATCTGAAGGTCGCGGCGTAACGGTAGGCAACCCACAGTCCACGAGAATTCAAGAGTTAGAACGATTAGGCACACGAGCCAATCGCGAACAACTCAAAGAATTGTATCGTTTGAAGCAAGGTAGATAATATTATAAGGAGTATCTACAATGTCCGCAGTAACCGCACTAAACCTAAACCCAGGTATCACCAGTGATACCCAAGTTGGCGGCCGTGGTAGTTCAGAACAGCGTGGCTTTGACACCACGTTGACATTGATCTCTCGTTTAGAGGCAACCACACTGTCAATGATTGACCCCATCCAAATCCACGCACGTATTTGGGAATGGGAAACTGACAGCCTGCGTTCACCTAAAGTGAACGTTAACAATGGCTTCCAGTATTTCACGCAGAATGGTGGCCAGAGCCCCACACAGCGTATCGTCCGTAACAACTACACACAGGTCTTTATTGGCCCAGTTGAAACTGAAGGTACACTACGTCGTGAAGAAACCAATACCGGTGACGAGCATAGAATTTGTGCCCTTATGTGGTAACACATAAATGAAAATTTTCTCTGATTGACTTGGAAGTCCAGCAGTGGACAACAAGGGGCAAGCAAGGTAACTGTGCAGCCTGAACGACTAAGTGAGAAGACATCCCAAGTGGATGATGCGATAGTCTGAACTACCATATAACTGTTGATTGAAGTGGTAGAGAGAAATCCGAAGAGATTTCTCCCTTGCGTAAGCAAGCGTAACATATTTGGAATACCAGGTAGAAGAAAAAGAAGCAGTGGCACTGGGTCGTGATATGAACCAGAGCTTGCTGTATACAGCAGGTGCCAAAGGCATCACCACAGGCGGTTCAACCAACCGCGTGATGGGTGGCGTTGCGTCATATGGTCAGCAGAACCTCAAGTTCGGCGATCTAACCACAGCCGCAGCCAATGCTTATCAGCAGTACACTGTTGCATTCAACCAGGCCAGCAATGGCAGCACAGTCACACCCGCACTCACAGCATCAGGTGGTGTTGGTAACGTGGCCAATGCTGTTAACGATGGTTCCACTGTTTGGATGGTACAGGGCAAATCAGGAAACGTTGACGTTTCCGCTGCCAACGTTGTTGTGCCCACCACAACCTACACATTCACACGCAAAGCGCTGAACAAAGTTCTTGCTGATGCGTTTGATGGCGGTGGTGCTCCCACAAACATCGTGGTTGGTCCTGGACTGCGTTCAGTGCTGACAGAAGTGATTGCACGTGGTGGCGCTAATAACGACATCTATCGTGTGAATATGACTGATCCCACAGAGATTATGAACACCACCAGTGTTTATATCACTGACTTTGGTTTCCGTCTCAGGATTGACACAGAGCAGCAGAACAAGCTGAGCTATGGTGGCGATCCTTCAATGTTGCTGGCATTCAATCCACGCAACATCAAGATGGGTTACATCACGCCTGTGACACGTAACGATGACATTCCGCAGCCAATCTACGGTGCGGCATCTGCTCTAGTAGCAGAAGCCACTGCTGTGTTCTATAACCCAGGAGACATCGTGATGTGGAAAGGTATTGATTACGATATCACATCAGCAAACTACGCCAACATCGCCTAATCAGCGATCTAGTGTAAATCAACAAGGCCCCTTAGGGGGCTTTGTTGTTTGTGCTAAATATACAATATTCCGAGGCTCCCAATGACAAAAACCTACAAAGAAAATAACACCAGATCAGTGTTAAAAGAAGGCAACAAAGCCTGGATGTGGCAACACACGATGAACAGTTTCACGGGCCTGCGTAAAAGATTGGCAGATATGCAAGCAGGTAAGTTAAATGATTTCAGTTACAGCCTACCCAATCCACAGAATCCGCGCGCACCCCTGCATGTGACCTATAGATATTCGGATGGTCACCTTTATACCACATATCAGATGGATGATTCAGCTGTATGGGCTTGGTGTCAGCGCTTGCGTGAAGAAGATGCGGAGATACGCCGCAGCCATAAGCAGAATGCAGAACTGCCCATAAGAGAATACTACAAATCAACTTGGTTGTTGGAAGCCTACATCCTGCTGAAATATGGCATTGATGTCTATGGCGAATCTTGGAATGATCCTACCACTGCTGACTTCAAGAAGTTTGCTTGGATCATGGACCACGATGAGTTTGCCAGCAGATACAAGGTCACACCACTGATGGAAACACGCGGCATGCCCAATCCCTTTGAACGTATCAGCATCAACATGGGTGATGTGGCAGCTGAACTGCGTGACAACCAACTGGTCATAACCACAGGAACTACACAATAATGGCCGCACTTGTCAGACCACCACTACCAAATAGACGTGAGCTACAGACCCTGACAGGCCTGATCCAGGCTGTGCGTTATCACTTAAACGTCAACAACATCACAGTCACAGATGATTCAGCCCTGGGCTATATCAATGCTGCAGAAGACATTGACCTCACGCCACTAAAAACATTCTTTATGAAACGTGCTGAGGTCATTACCCTGGACACCGACGGACGCTATCGCATACGTGATCTACAGTTTCCCATGACCGAACTCATAGGCCTATACTACAGTTATGCAGATATGTTCAACCAGCGTGTGTATCTGCAGTATGTAGATCCTGTGACCTTTGGTCAAGGCTATGCTGCATCATTCGCACAGGCCACTTACACCATCATGACCGACGATGATGGATCCAATGATCAGATCATACAGGTGTATCCTGCACCACCCGAAGCCGAAATAGGCATTGAATACTACTGCGACTGGGCCAAGTTAGGTGATCTAACCACCAATTCAAGACTGCAACAGATTTCTATCGCAACCACAGGTTCGGCCAATGCCAATGCCACTATAGCTTTCCAAACAGGTATCACCAACGGTAACCTAATGCAAGCGATTAGCACGTTGAACATAACCACAGGTGCAAACGCCAACGCCATCAACACAACCATAGCTAATTCAGCCATATTCAACTTGATGTATGAAGGCAACTTGCCTGGCAACAACATCACCTACTGGCAGAACGTGCCCTACGGCAATGGCAACATAGCCATATTCACCAGCCCAACCTTTACCAGCAACATTGCTAACATCACTGTCACGCCTAATGCCAATGTGGGCCTGACATTTACCTTGGCCAATGTCACAACACCGTTTATACAAACAGTACAGACCAACTGGCTGCTGTATAACTTTCCTTATCTCTACTATTATGCAGCACTCAAGCACGCCTACAACGGCCTTGCTGACCAAGATCGTTATCAGTTTGTGGAGAAAGAGTTTATCAAAGCAGTGCAGGTATTCCAGCAGTTCACAGACCGCGCTGAGTTTGCTGGTGCCAATCAGCAGAGTGACTATAATCAGAACGTAAATTGGTGATCGGGACAACAATGCCGCTACTTTATACAGGATTACCCACACTGGTGCTGCGCAGCCAGGATTACATTGTGCCGGATGCCACCTATGAATACGACTTTGGCGGCAACTTAATTAGTTCAGCAGAAAATCAAGGCAATGTCACTATTGTTAATAGTCAAGCCATAATAGATGAAGGTTCATAACGATGCCCCAGTTGTACAATGATAATGTTGGTGAGGTTTTAAGAAAATATTCAGCAGACAGCAGTGTCACTGTAGGTCCTAACGAATCAAATGTGTCAGCCACTGGCGTTCAACAGATAGTGGCCGGCAATGGCATCAACCTTGATCCAGCAGGTGGTCAGGGCGTGGTCACAGTTTCCGCTAATTTAGTTTCAGCTAATTTAGATTCAGTACTCAGTACTTACACTGGCAATCTGCAGGCTGGCAACATCACCAGTCTTGGCAATGTCACTGCCAATTTCTTCTTAGGCAATGGCTCCTTTTTAACTGGCATATCTGCAGGAAATGTCATAGGCGGTTATAGCAATGCCAATGTGGCCAATTACCTACAAGTATTAACATCAAATGTCACTACCACAGCTAACATATCAGGCGCTTACATTTTAGGTAATGGTTATTATTTGTCAGGCATACAGTCTAGCAACATCATAGATGCCTACGGCAATGCCAATGTGGCCAATTATCTGCCTACATACACTGGCAATTTGGCGTCAAGTTCAGACATCATAGCATTGTATGCTAACGCTGCTGTTCAGTCAAATGCCATAGCCAATTTACAGGCAGCACAATACTCCAACGCCAATGTCAGCAATTTCCTTGCCACGGGTTTTGGCAGCAATACCATCACCACCACAGGCAATATCACCGCAGGATATTTTCTTGGCAATGGCGCTTTCTTAACAGGTCTTCCAGAAGCTTACTCAAATGCCAATGTAGCTAATTTCTTACAAGTACTGAATTCTAATGTCACAACTTCTGCCAATGTACAAGCTGCTTATTTTCTAGGAAATGGTTATTATCTTACAGACATACAGTCCAGCAACATTATCGGAGGTTATGGTAATGCCAATGTTGCTCAATATTTGTCTAGTAACTCAGCAATCACTATTCTAACTACCAGCAATATTACCACTGCTGCTAATCTGCAGGGTCAATATGTTTTAGGTAATGGTCGTTTCTTAACAGGTCTTCCAGAAGCCTACTCAAATGCTAATGTAGCCAATTACTTGCCAACATACCTAGGCAATCTACAAAGCGGCAACCTCCTGGTTGTGAATTCGGCAGTGATACAAGGCAATCTAACAGTGCTGGGCAACACCACCACTATCAATGCCAACACGCTGAACATAAATGACAAAGACATCACAGTGGCCAATGGCGCGCTCACCGCAGCAGAAGCCAATGGCGCAGGCCTCATAGTTGGACAAGGCAATCTTGCCAACATCATATTCAACAATCCTGCCAATGCCTGGACACTGTATCCTGGTATTGAAACCACAGGTAATGTTTCTGGCACCTATATCTTAGGCAATGGTTATTTCCTTACAAGCATACAGGCCAGCAACATTGTTGGAGCTTATGGCAATGCTAATGTTACTAATTTCCTTGCCAACGGATTTGGTAGTAACATTATAATCACCACAGGAAACATACAGGCTGGCAATGCTATCATCCTAGGCAACATCTCTGCGAATGTAGTAAAATTTAATACTGCAGCTGGTCAAACTGCAGCCACAGGCGAGATGACGTGGAATGCCGCAGAAGAAACTGTAGATCTTGGACTCAACACTGATGTCACACTACAGTTGGGCCAAGAGTTTGTATATCGTGTCAAAGCCAATGGTGCTATCTCTAATGGCCAAATTGTGATGTTTGCAGGTGTGCAAGGTGATGAAATTGTGGCTCGCGTGGCCAACACAGCCGATCCTGCATTCAACAGCACCTATGTCATAGGTATGGCCACGCAGGATATAGCAGACACCGCATCAGGCTTTGTTACCAGTGAAGGCAAAGTGCGTGATGTCAACACAGGCACATTTGTGGTTGGTGATGTGCTATGGTTGGCACCCAATACATCTGGCTTGATGAGCAATACCAAACCTGCTGCAGGCAATGCTCGCGTGCAGGTTGCAGCAGTGTTGAAAACCAGTCCTGGTAATGGTGGCATCTATTCAGTGCGTGTCACGCGCGAACCTGCACTGGGAGATCTGGAAAATGTAGCAGATAACGCTGTCACCAATGACTTCTTGGTCTATAATGGCACCATCTGGGACAGCGTGCCTTTGGATATCAGTCTTGATACCACACCTGCATTGGGTGGTAATTTAGCAGGTGGCAATTTCAATATCACAACCACAGGCAATGTCACAGCAGGATATTTTCTGGGCAATGGTTATTTCTTAACCGGAATACAAGCCAGCAATATCATAGGTGGTTACAGCAATGCCAATGTGGCCAATTATCTGCCCACATATACCGGTAACATCTCCGCCAACAATATTAGTGTTGTCACTAACTTGACAGTTGATGATAGTATAACAGCAAATTATGCAACAGTGGTATTTGATTTGAATGTAGACCAAATATATGGCGGTAATGCCCAGTTTGTTGAAACTGTATCCGCTAACAATATAAACATCACTGAAACCATACAAGCCAATAATGTTACTATAACCAATGACATTACTGCTAACTATGTCACAGCAACAGAAACCGTCACTGCTAACTATGTCACAGTAACATTTGATATCAACGCATTTAATATCAACGCAGAAAATTTCACTGCTTCAGAAGATGTTAGTGCTAATAATTTTAATGGCGGCAATATTACAGTCAATGAAACAGTTGCCGGCAACAACGCAGCATTTACCAGCAATGTCACAGCTGCATACTATTTTGGCAATGGATATTTCTTGTCCGGTATACAGGCCAGCAACATTGTTGGAGCTTATGGCAATGCCAATGTCAGCAATTTCCTTGCTAATGGATTTGGCAGCAACACAATTACTACCACGGGCAACATCACCGCAGGATATTTCCTAGGTAATGGTAGTCAACTGACTGGCATAAGTTCGCCTTACAGCAATGCCAATGTGGCCGCATATTTGGCCAGCAATTCAAATGTTGAAATAACTACCACAGGTAACGTAACTACAACAGCTAATGTCACAGCTAATAAATTTGTTGGTATCGGTAATAGTAATACTACAATAACAACTAATATCTATACTTGGACTTTTGACAGTGCTGGTAATCTAAGTCTACCTGGTAATATTTTTGCAGTCAACTATGCCAATGGCACAGCAGTAAACTTAGGTGGAGCATCATCATACAGCAACGCTAACGTAGCTAATTTCCTTCAGGTCTTGACATCCAATGTTACTACAACAGCTAACGTACAGGCCAATTACTTTATAGGTAATGGTTCGCAGTTGACCGATATATCAATACCCATTACACCTGCAGAGGCAGATTTCACATTCTCAGGATTAACCAGCAACGGCGCAGTAACAGATGAATTTGTCAACTACACCTTCTCCAGCGACTATTCACAGGGCAATGGCAATGTTTCAGGCACCAGTTGGACACGTTATACCACAGCCGGTGGTGAAAAAGCTGCTGTCAGCGACACAGGCGTGTTTATAACAGACAACGAATACAGCATCAATGGCGGCACTACCTGGGCAACTTTGGGCAGTAGTCCTCCTGCTACCACATTTGGTTTAGCTTTTGGTAATGTCTCAGGCACGCCTACATGGATACGTGTAGCATCTGGCGGGGTAATTCAATATAACAACAACGCCAACGGCATACCCACTGGCACCTGGACAGCAGCAACAGAAACTGCCTCTGGACTGCTTTATGCTGCTGCTTATGGTAATGGTGTGTTTATGGCAGCAGGTGATGATGCCAAAGCTTGGTTCAGCACCAATGGTACAACATTTACCGGCAGCACTACCAATCCCAGTGCTGTACGTGGTCTGTTATGGGATGGCACACGTTGGTTAGCCATAGGTAATGGTGGCTTGTTCTACAGCACAGACAATGGCGCCAACTGGACCAGAGTAGGAGTATTAACTTTTGGTAGTTTCCCAGGTGCTATGGCATACAACGGTGTCAGCAATGGCATTTATCGTATTTCAGGCGGTTCGGCCAGCACCATCTATTGGTGTAATGGCGATCCTACGGTATCAGGTAATTGGGTCACGCAGTCTTCAGTGGCCAACCTCAGTATTCAAAATGGTTCTATGCAGTTTATTGGCAACACGTGGTTTGCCTCAGGTGCAGGTATTTGGCGAACCAGTGACAGCAATGCCAACATATGGATAGCGGATACTACCACAGGACGCACAGGCACGCTGGGAGGTTATGCTAGAAGCAGCAACGCTGCAATATTTGTCAGCACTGCAGAAGTTGAACGTATTCCATATAATTCACAGGGTATCTACAGCATTGGATTGCCTGCTGATCCCACATATGGTGCCAATACCATTACATTCACGCCCTCGTCTGGAGCCGATGCCAATGTAGCGGCCACAGATTTAGGTAATCTAATAGTAGCCAACAGACCTACATACACTGCAAGTTATGCCAACAGCAGAATCACTGTGATAGATACCAACAGCGGTGGCGACATATCAGGTGCATTTACTGTTGCAACAGTATCACTGCCCATAGCAGGCACAATAAGTTTAAGTGTAACAGATGGTGCTAATGCAGTTCAAGATACCATAACATTTACAGATCCGGTTTCCAGCGCTACCTTCCAATACAGTCCTGCATTCAACAGCAACATCAGCAACATTGTCACAGGCATAGCCAACACAGAAACTTTGCCTGATTGGTCAGCCACGGCCTTTGACAGTGACACTGTGAGATTCACCAGTTTAATTCCTGGATTCCTGCCTACCAACAGTTTGGTATCGGCCAATATAACCAATGGACTCAGCAACGGTGTAGTCACAACTTTGGCTGTGTCACGCACTGTTGTTACTAATGGAAGTAGTGGCACCACAGTGCCTGGTGGAACCACGGGACAATTGCAATACAATGCCAACGGAAGTTTTGAAGGAACCAGTGGCATTACCTATGATGCCACTACCACGCTGTTAGATATTGGATCATTTCTTGAACGTGCCAACATTACAGGCACAGGCATCACAGGCAACATCAATTATGACATCATCACGCAGGGCATCTTGTTCTACAATGCCAATGCCACTGCCAATGCCAACATCAACTTCCGCGGTAACAGTTCTATAACATTCAACAATTCACTGGGCACAGGTGACACCATCACTGTGAGATTGTTGAACACCAATGGCGCCACAGCATATTTGCCTGTGAATTATACCATTGATGGCAGCAATGTAACACCTAAATGGTTAAATGCCACAGCACCTACTGCAGCCAATGCCAACAGCACTATGCAGTATGAATATACCATAGTGAAAACAGCAGCCAATACCTACACAGTGTTGGCCACCCAGCAAAGGTTTGCATAGTGAATATCTCTGGGGCCAGCATAATTAATGCTAATTTTGTGTCTCCTGGCACATCTTTTACATTCCTAGTGCAATATCTAGTGATAGGTGGTGGAGGCGCAGGTGGCTACAACGGCGGAGGTGGCGGAGGCGCAGGTGGATATCGCACCGGCAATGCTACTATTACCACTGGCACTGCTTATACCATTACTTTAGGCGCTGGTGCTACAGCTACCTTAAGTACCTCATCAAGAAACAGCGGCAACCCCACATCATTTGGCGCACTGGTAGAATCCACAGGTGGTGGCGGTGGCGGCAGTTCAGCTGTGGGATTCAGAGCAGGCTTGCCCGGAGGTTCCGGCGGCGGAGCCAGCGCAACAGGTGCTATATTTCCCGCTACCAATGCTGGGGGATCAGGTAACTCACCTCCCACCAGTCCCAGCCAGGGCAACCCAGGCGGATCAGGTACCAACAACAGTCCCTTCACAAACGATGCTTCAGGCGGTGGCGGTGGTGCAGGCAGTGCTGGTACTGCGGGCGTGGTATCTCCTACTCCAGCACAGACATCAGGACCTGGTGGCTCTGCAGTATCCATCCCCGATTGGGACAATACAGCATACGCTGGCGGTGGCGGCGGAGGTAACTATAATGGCACCGCTGGTTTAGGTGGTGGCGGTGGTGCAGGTAACGGAGGCCGACAAGGCGCAAATGGTCAGGATGCTACTAACAATACTGGTTCAGGTGGAGGTGGTGGTGGCACCGGTGCTGGTGCAGGCAGCGGTGGCGCTGGCGGATCAGGCTTGGTCATGCTTAGATATCCCGACAGCTATCCAGAAGCCAGCACCACTGGATCACCTACAGTGACTGTGGCAGGTGGATATCGTGAATATAAGTTTACGCAATCAGGCAGCATTACTTTTTTCTGAGAAAATAAAATGTTAGAATCTATAGCTACTTTTGTAAAAACACTGCCCAATTGGTTGGCCATCACCGTAGAAGTATTATTTGTCATAGTAGTTTTTATGACTGCCATGACTTTCATTGCTGGTGTCTGGTGCGGACTACGCATTATTGGACGCAGAGGTAATGAAATTGAAGCCATAGAATTATGGCCACCCAGGATCAAATTCAAGGAGTAATTGTATGCCATTTAAATCAAAAGCACAGCAACGTTATCTGTTTGCTAAAGAACCTGAAGTAGCCAAAAAGTTTGCTGCAGAAACCAAAAACTTTGGCAGACTGCCAGAAGCAGTTAAACCTAAAGGCACCACTGAAAAACATCGTGGTCCAGATCGCAACAAGAGAAAATAAATTATGAGCGTGGTCAAATATCGTGATACCGAAGGTGGTCAGGTACCTGACGTAAGCCCGCACGAACACAAAATAAATGAATATGTTGCCGCCATAAACTATCGCGGCCAGAATCGTGCAATGCAGAAGATAGGCGGCCACGAGACAGAAGTGATATCCATGCCTATCACCGATCCTGATTTATTAACAGCGTGGAATCCACCAGGTGATTCAAGATTTATTGTGTCAGCCTTGGCAGGTGCAGCATTCCGTAGCATAGTCAATACAGCACCCAATACTGCTACTGCCATATCAACGCAGATGGCCAACACCTATGTAAATGTGTTTAGTAATGCTGCCATCGGTAATACCACCAAATGGTCAAGTGCTCAGTTAGGTGGTGGTTCAATCATTATTCTGACCAACGGCGAAATCACACCCAAGTATGCCAGCGAATACACCAACTACAATCTACAGAGCCTGCCCAACTGGGACGTGGCCAACAGCAATACCGTTACCAGTGGCACTGTGGTAGCCACAGCATTTAATAAAATATTTGTGGGCAATATTAAATTGTTGGACACGTCAAGCAATGTCATAACATATCAGCCTAACTTTATCAAAGTATCGTCTGCCAGCAACAACATTGATCCTGCTATACCACCTGAAACATTCACTCCCAGTGCCATCAATGCAGAACAGTTTGGTCAGATAGTGGAACTGCCTGTGGATGAACCTGTGGTTGGATTAATACCCAGCAGAGACAGCTTGTTGGCATTCACTACCAATCAGTGTTTCCAACTGACCGAGAACCAATCTACAGCAAGGATACAAGTATCGCCATTGAGTAGTGTGCGTGGCCTACTGACTGCTAGGTCCGCAGTGTACGTGGATGGCCGCACTTACTTTATAACCACTGATGATATCTGTGTTACCAATGGTTCAACACTGGGTTTTACCAGTTTGGCTGCCAACACATACCGTAACTACTTCTTCCAACAACGCTTGAACACCACTTATGCTTATAATGTGTTTGGCATCTACAATAGATATTATAATGAGGTAGTTTGGTATTATCCCAACAAAAACTCCGCAGGACCCTGCAATGAAGCAGTGATCTTGAATCTGCAGACCAACACATTTACGCAGATTGATGTGCCCGAATGTAAAGATGCATACTATGGTGGCAGCTATGGCAACAATGGTGTAAATAGGCCATTCACTGGTTATACCAGTGCTTACAATCGTGTGCATACGCAATATGGCAATGTATTGTATGTACACGACACAGGCTTCAGTTATCTTGGCACTGCTAATATCACTACCACTCTAAGCAAGGTCTATGACTTTGAACAAGAAGGATCAAACTCCAGCGTGATTAAGAAAATCAACAGTTTGTTTCCTATATTCTACGGCAACACTGTGGCAACTTTTAGTATGATAGCCAGCGACTTACCTTTTGTCACCCAGCCAGACTTTGCCAATACTAGTTACACTGGTGAATTTTATACCACCATAAACTATAAGATTGACCAGTATCAACCGGGTCGTTTTGTTGCTATACAGATTGTTACCAGTGATCAAGTGTATCACAGTTTCAACAGTATGAACATAGATGTAGAAATCCTAGGACTAACAGGCTAATGGCATCCATACCACAGGTACCAGAAATACAAGATCAGGATCTGGCTTACTACCTAGAGCAGCTCAATCTCTATTTGGCCAGTCAACAGCCTGGCGCCAATGTCATACTAAACACCGATGACACATCAAACTTCTCGGGTGGATATCTCAATAGATACTTGGCCATAGCCTATGCCAATTCTGCATCTGGTCTTGACTTTAGCAACACACAGGCCAATCGTGCTTTCTTTGCCACATACAACAGCAACAGCAGTGTGTGGAGTTCAAATCCTGCAGACTATGTGTATTTTGAAACCAATCAAGGGTTTGGTTCTACACGCAATCTAAATTATCAGGTCTTGGGAGGTAGGCAGATAGCATTTGCCGTTGACACCACTGCACCTAATGGATATGCTACCAGCACTGTAGAACAAGTCATTGACCTAGATCTCATCACCGCAGTCAGCGATGTCACTACTATTGCTGTTACAGCCAGTCCTGGTGTTTTTACCTATCCATTGACTAGCAATGCAGTTTTCAATATCAGTAACGTTACCATATCTTTAGATGCAACTGATGGTTTGACCAACGTATCATTTGCAGTGGCAAATACAGATTCAGCCAACACTTTTGTTAATAACAGTATACGTATAGGCGCGAATGCTAATGTAGGCGGCAATTCTGTGACCAGCACACTGAGTAATTTGGTAATACAACAATCAACAGTTGGTTTCAAAGGTGAAATTGTAATATTTGGTGATCGTGCTAATCAAGCACAGGATCAAGATCAGGATACTGTATCTTTTCCCATTAGATATCGCAACGGTCAAGGTGCTGTATTTCAGTTGCCCACACGCGAAATTATCATAAGATATGCCAATAACAGTGTTTTAGTTACCCCTAGTGTTGGATCTAGTAATGCAGTGTTACAGTTTGGCGAGGTTAATTTTACCTATACAACTCCGCCAGACAGTTTAGGTTTTACCAATGGTGTATCAGGATCTCCTTTGGATGTATCAGCAGGCACAGTGTTTTGTAATGGTGTTGATGTCAACGGCAACGTTATTGCCGACACTTATGTAGAAACAGGCAATCTATTTGTGTTGGCCAATGCTAATATCAGTGGGGATATTTCATACACCCAAACTGGCACACCTGCAAACACTAGCAGTGTAGTAGGCTATGTTCGCATTGTATTGAATGGGGCCAACGCCTACATTCCATACTATCAATAAATATAAGATGAGGTACTATTATGGCAATAAGTGATTGGTTACAAAGTTCAAGTTTGACAAACTATCTGAGTGCTAACCCAGCATTCCGTGCGGGTCAAATGCAGGTGCAAAACCTAGGTCAGATACAACCCCTGCTGGGCAGCGAACTACAAAAGTATATGGCTGCTGGCCCATATCAAGGCGATTATCAAGCCGCAATGGATCCCACCAGAATGGCAGGCCTGCAAGCACAGTTAGGCGCCACTGGAGGCCAACAACAATTAGCACAGTCCGGCCTAGGCACTGGCACAGGACTGCAAGCAGGACTGGGAACCAGCCAAGATATCCTGGGTAGGATAGCACAAGGCCAGATAGGCCAAGGCGTGAGCCAATCAGTGCTGGGTTCATATCAGAATCCTTATCTTGATGCTTCAATACAACAACAACAACGTGCTTTACAGAGAGAATATCAAGAACAGGTAGCACCTGCCGTCAGTATGGCAGCACGCAGAGGCGGACTGACAGGCGTGGGTGCCACAGCATTGGGCGTGGAGTCAGGGCAGCGACTGGCAGAGAACTTGGCCGATATAGAAGCCAAGAATCGGTCAGCGGCCTATAATGCAGCATATCAAGCAGCTGTACAGGCCGGAGCCAACGACTTCCAAGCACGCCAGTCAGCTGCCAATACATTAGGCAGTCAAGCAGCCACAGGCGCACAATTAACCGCAGAATTACAAAAAGCACAGTTGGCACCAGGAACCACACAACAGGCAGTGGGCGAGCAACTGCAGGCACAGCGCCAAGCAGAATTGGATGCTGCTCGCCAGGCCTATCAAGATCGTTTGGGTTTTGGTTTTACCGGACTTGGACAGTATGGCAAAGCTGCTGGCATATTGGGACCACAGTTCTCAGCCAGCAACATAGATGTGCCCACCAACTTGCAATCACTGTTAAGTTTGGGTGGCGCAGTAGCAGGCGGTGGCAATGTCACAGCAGGCCTGCAAAGGATACTCAGCGGAGGCGTAGGCGGTGCCGGTGGTGTAGCAGGTGCCTTGGGTAATGCCCTACGAAATGTATTTGGTGGTGGACCTACTCCACCTGCAGGTGTCACAGAAATACCCAATACCGCGGGACCCGACGATGAAGCCTATGGTTACAAGTACTACAGCGATGGCACAGTGATCAGTCCCAATGGCTCCTATTATGTTAGAAACGAGGCAGGTGATTATCAAGCAGTATATGGTCCTGATGCTGTTGCCGGTGGAGGTGCAGGCTATGATAACGCTGCGGGTGGTTACAATCCCAGTGATCAAGTGCCTGGTGCTGGCAGTGAATATGATTATGCAGAAGGTACCACAGTACCAGAATTTAATTTTCCAGTTTATGACTATGCCAGCACAGAAAACAACAACTTTGACAATCTCGCAGACCTTTACGGTTAAAGGAAACAATAATGCCATACGATAATTTAATGAGCAACACAGCCATGACCACACCTACACCGTTGAGTCAAACAAGAAATAGACCTAGGTTTTTAACTAATCAACGCATACCACGTATGCCACGTCCGCCTGCAGCAGCTAATGTAGCAAATAGATTACCTGCTGGTGTATTAACACGTGCGCAACAGATCAATCAACAACGCATGACGCAGATGCCTGCTATGACTAACATGCCTAGTAATATGATAGCGCCACGTTTAACTAGACCTGTAATTAACAATCAACAGAGTCAATCTATGGCGCCTGTAGAATCTGTGCCGACCAATCCTATAACTGGTCAACAGATGTCTCCGGAAGATTACCAAGCACAATTTGGTAATATTAATTCTAATAATAATACAAATATGTTGACACCAGGATTAGGCAAACCATATATTCCTAATTCTAATTATTCTTATAGTTTAATGGCACCACCATCCATGCAACCTTTGACAAATACTTTGACTGGACAACCAATAGAGTCAAGCCAAACTAATCAACTAAATTACATTCATAGTTTGCCCATGGAATCAATGGCATCATACACCAATCCTTTGACTGGTCAACCAATGACTCAAGAAGAATACCAACAGATGTTGAATCAACAGATGTTGGCACCTGGATATTCATCTAATCAATTGATGCCTCAACAGCAGATTGCTGGTGTGCAAGCAGTATCAACACAACCCAGGATATTCTAATGATCATTGACAACAATATGCCCGAACCTGTCACACCTGACACACGGCAACAGACAAAGATACCAAAAGAGTTGGAAATATCCACAGCAGAAAAAATAAAAAATCTTGAGGAACTGCTGGAGTTTGTTGAAGAATCGCCAGAATCATTTGAACATCTAGGTGGTGCTGATGAGATCCGTCGTATGATTGAAGAGAATCTTAAAAAATTCCGCAGTGAGATATAATGGGTTTTCTTAGTGATCTTTGGGAAGGTGTTAAAGATGTAGGCAGATGGATAGATGACGAAATCTTCCAACCAGTCAAAAACACTGTAGTTGCCACTGTCAAAGGCATCAAAAGCAATCCCTTAAATGCTATATTAAGTATAGCGGCCCTGGCTGCTGGACAGCCGCAGTTACTGCCTTATATCAACGCAGGCACTGCTTTGGCCTCAGGAGCCAAACCCGAAGATGTACTCAAAGCAGCAGCCGCTGCTTATGTGGCCAGTTATGTGACATCAGGTATCGTCAAAAGCGACATTGCCAAGACACTGATAGGCGACAGCAAACTAGTTGAAAACATAGCCACAGGTGGTATCCGTGGCGGCTTGACCGCGGCTTTGCAAGGCAAAGACTTTGGCGAAGGTGTAACATCAGGTATAATCAACCAAGGCGTGGCCTATGGTATGCAGCAATTTTCAAACTACACTGGTGCAATGGTTAAACAAAAGTTTCCAGAGTTTATTACCACAGCTCAAGAATTAGGCAAGTTTATTAACTTTACACCAGCAGGTCCAAGAGCAATCAACATCTATCGCGAAGACGATGGCAGCAAATTCATCTATGACAATGATGGCAATATCCTAGGCGGTGTTGACACAGCAGGCAACAGCATCATTGGCAATAAAGGCACCTATGTTGTGGTTGATCCTAGCAATAGAGGTCTAGCAATTTATAACCTAGCAGGTGAATACATCGGCGGCGACAGCGTAGGCGGGCAATATGGTGCGTTGGGTGATCTCAGCGACTTCCCCGAAGGCGCTAGAGTCAACCTGATCCAAGATCAGAAAGATGGATATAAGTATCCCAATCGTTTGCCGTTAGATCAGCGCCTGGCCATCCAAAAACAAATGAATGACATTGCCTATGAGATGGATGGCCTGGAGTATGGAGATCCTGCTCGTAATGCACTTGAAGCGCAGCGAAATGATTTATGGGCAAAATCTCAAGGCCTGGGCAAGTATGCACCAGATGCTGTGATTGAAACTCCACAACCGCAATATGAGAAAAATGAATTAATAAGTCCTCGCTATACAGATAGGAAATTTTTTGATAATGGTGATGGCACCATTACAATGATACGTTCAGATGGAAGTCAGCAAGTATTAACTGAGTACAATGCTAAAACTGTCTATGATGTAACACCAGCACCACAACCCACTGCACCAGAACCTGTAAGGCCACCAGACAGTGAATACATACAACAAGATCAGCAAGAAGGTCCTGTGGCACCAGAAATTTCTGGTCCTATGCCTGCTCCGATTCCACCGTCAACAGAACCTGTTGCACCTGGAATACCCACTGGTCCGGAAGCAGAAGTAAGACCCATTGCACCTACAGCACCAGTTGCTCCTGCGCCTCCTGCAGCACCAACACCAACAACACCCGTAGGCACAGCACCAGTGGCTCCTGCACCTCCTGCAGCACCTGTTGCTCCTACAGGTGATAGAGAACTAACAGGTGGTCCGGCCTGGGCACGTGATTATAAAGTTATTGAACGCGCCAATGGTCAAGTAGATTTTATTGATCCTGCCACGGGCCAAATCACAGGTCAGCTTACCTTTAACCCAGAAGGTAACCTTGAATTTGACCGTGAATTACGTGCGCAATTTAGATATGCTGAACCTACACCTGTAGCACCTACAGCACCTGTATCTACAGCGCCTGTTGCTCCGCCTGCACCAACAGCGCCTACAACACCTGTTGCACCTGCACCTGTAGCACCTACGGTACCAACAGCACCTACTGCACCGCCAGGCGGTTTACTTACAGACTTAACTAGACCTGTGGTTGAAACGCCAATTGCCCAGCCTATAACAGACACGGGACCAACAGGACCAACCACAATCACACCAATACCGCCTGGAGCCACTGCACCAGTAGGTACACCTGTTGTAGCACCGCCAGCACCTGTAGCGCCGGTTGATATTGTAATACCGCCAACAATAACACCTAAACCACCCACGCAATCTACGCCAACACCTGCTGTTCCTGCTGCTCCTGCAGCACCAAAATACATTGATCAAGTAACACCTGGCAATCGTGAAGTATATGCTTCATATGGGCGAGACAACACCTACAGATACGAACGCACACCTACTGGTGAAGTTATTGAATTTAGACGTGACAGCGGTCCCACAGGCAAAGTATTGCCAAAATCTATAGCAGATCAAATTTATGTGAATGCTCCGGCACCTATACCACCTGTTGCAGAATTACCAATTGCGCAGCCTGTAACAGACACAGGTCCCACAGGACCCACCACAATCACACCAATACCGCCTGGAGCCACTGCACCAGTAGGTACACCTGTTGTCATACCGCCAGCACCTGTAGCGCCGGTTGATATCACATTGCCAGCACCTGTTGCGCCCACACAACCAACTGCGCCTACACAACCTACACAACCTACGCAACCAGTACAACGGCCTGGCACACGCACTTACACTAGGTTTGATGGATATACAACTACACTGACTGAAGTTGTTAATAAGAACACAGGCATTGATCCCAATTACCGATATGAACGTGATTCCAACGGTGACATCTATGTTTTTAGACGTGCTGATGAGGGTGTTGATAGCATAATAGGCGCAGGCGATACACGTAGAACCAGCCAATATATAGATGCTGTACCGCAAGCACCTCTGGGCGGAGGATTACAACCACCTACCATACCAGGCACAGGTGGTCAAACAGGTATAACACCGGGTGCAGGTGGAGAAACGGGTGTTGTTGCACCGCCCGCGCCAACATTACCAGCGCCACCACAAGAACCTACACCATTGCCACCCGTATCACTGTTGCCACCAACTGGTGCACCATCAATTGGTGGTGGTGGATTAGGCACAGGTATAGTTCCAGGCACAGGTGGAGAAACTGGCATAACTCCAGGCACAGGTGGCCAAACAGGCTTGGTCATACCAACACCACCGCCAGAATTAGAACCTATTACAACCACACCTACGCCTGAACAGCCCTTGGGTCCTATCACACCTGTACAGCCTGAACAACCAACAGGAGTTCCAGTTGCGCCATCTGAACCAACGCCTACAACACCAACCACACCTACAACGCCGCAGGATCCACCTATTCCGCAACAGAGTCAGTTCCCCTCCGCAGATAAATGGTTGGAAGCACTGCAAAGGTATCTCACGAACACATTTATTTCAGCAGCAACAAGAGGAATCGTTAATGGATTGGTATCAGAGGCACAAAGACTCGTTTCCGGAGGACCCAGTCCAGTAACACCCACAACACCCACAACACCCACAACACCTACCATACCCACTGTACCTGGCGCACCCAGCACAGGTGGAACAGATTTCAGTTGGTTAGGTGGTTTACTAGGCGGAACAACTGCTGCCGGGCTAACTACTACAGCAGCCAGAGCTACACCTATCATATATGGTCAACAGCGTGTGACATATGATGATGTACCAGAAGCACCTGCATTTGAATCGGGATCAGCCATACTTGATCGCGATCCCACAAGAACATTTTTAGGATAATACCATGGCAATCAAACCCCTGCTATCGCAACAACAACGTGTCACTTATGCCGACGAGGAAGATCCGACTTTACCCAAACCTATTGTTCCAGGTGTCAAAGAAGATCAACCACAGACACAGTTGGTATCAGATGGTACAGATGTACAGGTTACACCTATCATGCCTGGCCAAACCTCAGCCATGGGACCTGCGGCGCCTGTGACTGCTGCTCCAGAACCTGTGGTGCCAGAAGTAGAACCCAGTGTAGCCAATGTGGATACCACTATGCCTGTTGAGTCGGCGCCTGCTGCTGTGGCCAAAGAAACCAATGTGGTCAAGCGTATGATTGATATGATCAAAGACAATGTGTTTAAGGAAAATAAACCCTTGGATCAGGCCTTGACATATGCCAAAGACACAGAACCTGATGCATACCGAGCCATGGATAATTCCAATAGCCAGCAACTTTCAGCAGCCGATGCCAGCTTTACCAAGAAGCCACCCAAGACCGAAGAACAGATACAAGCAGCCAGTGTGGTCAAGGGTTTCAAGATTGCAGCACAACATAAAGAATTAGGCGACGAAGGCCTACGCCAACAGATTGAATCAGATGACAATCCCCTGGATCGTGTGGCTGGTAACGCTTATCTCACAGCCTTGGCCTTGGGAAGACCACCTTGGAAAGCTGCTGAAGATGCCATGAAAGCACATCAAACTGCCATAGCTAAAACAGCAGAAATACAGGCCAAGGTCTATGAGGATCGTCAGGTCATTGAACAACAGGCCAAACAGCGTGCCAAAGCTGTGGCCACCAATACAGCAGCAACAGAACGTGCCATATACAAAAAAGCCAGCACAGGTTTTTACCGACAACCTGGTGGTGATGGTGGGCCAGCATCAGTGCCTGCTGCCAAGATAGCACAGGGTCTTGACTTAATTAAGGTTGGCATTGAAACTGGTGACTTTCAGTCCGCACGTGAACAACTAACAGCTGCTGGTCTTGGTTTTATGAGCAGAGACCTTGATGCTGCAGAATCGCGCTACAATGACAGCGAAACACTGATACGCGGTACATCATTGAAATCTGGTAGACTAGGACCAACCAGCACAGGTGAATTGTTCCGTGGCAAGGACAATCAATATTATCGTGAAACTATAGTGAATGGTAGAACAGTGTATCTTGACACTGCAGGACGCCAAGTTTCGCCTGATCAGATAAAGAATTTGGGTCTAGAACAGGCCAGTGTATATGCTGCAGGTGCAAAAGAATGGCAACAGCAACAAGCCAAAACAGCCAAAGAGTATGACGAGCGTGTGAACAACAAGAGCATTGACAGTACTCGTGCCATTGCTGGTGCTGATCGTATCATAGAACGAGTAGGTAATGATCCTGAAATAGTTGGTATCTTGAAGCAAAACGGTGGCGCATTTAATGCCTTGTTGGCCAGCATTGATACTGAATCCAGCCAAGGTGCCAATGCTCGCATTGGTTTGCCAGTTACTAAGTTTTTAGAGTCATTGAACTTGACCCGTGATCAAAAGAGCAAATTGGAATCAGTAGTAGCTGATATTGCACAGCAACGTTTGACAGCACAGCAGGCCTTGCGTGGCTTGGGCGCTGCCAGTAACTTAGATGCACAAACCGCTTGGAACACTGTCAGTAGTACCACAGACACAGCCAAGGGTCTGGTTGGTAATCAGTACTTGATTAAAGAAACCAATAGACTGTTTAAAGAAAAAGCCGATGATTGGAATCGCAGAAAGTTTGGTCAGGCTGTGCCAGATTACGGTGCATTTGAAACTGAATGGCAGAAATATGAATCTGAAGAATGGAAAAAGATCAACAAAAACATTGCAGGATTTTTTGATCGCAATGAAGCCATTCCTGGCTATGAAGCAGTGTCAGAAAATGTTATTAGATTCCAGCGTGGACGTCCTTCGGCACCCGCGGCACCCGCAGCTCCTGCTGCACCTTCGGCACCCGGATCATCAAGCAACAAACCAGTGGGTACAGAAGGCACTACATCTACTAATAATAGATTCAAACGTATTCAATAAGGCTCTGAAGATAGCATATGAAAACTGAAAAATTTATCTATGAAGTAAACGGTATGAGGGTTGAATTTGACCGTGAACCTACCGAAGCAGACATTGATGAGGCAGCACGTCAATTGTCAGGTGCTAAATCCACACAACCAAAGCAAGACTCGTCCATGATCAATGAAGCCAGTTTTTTGGATAATGTTGGTAGAAAAACAATGGAAGTTTTGCGTGAAAATCAAGAAGAAGCTTTAGGCTTAGGAGCACTGGGTGCAGGCAGTTATCTTGCCAGCAAGATTCCAGGTGTTAGACCTACAGTGGGTGCTGCTATGGATGTAGGTAAAGGTGCTTTTACTAGCTTAAAAAATATAGGTGTAGGTTTAGGTCAAGGTATGTTTGGTGGTTCTAATGTAAATCCCTTAAAGGTAGGAACCAATATTGCCCAAGCAGGCGGTAGTCCTTTACAACAGACCCTGGGTCGTGGTGCTGCCAGAGTTGGACAATTTGCTGCTGAACAAACAGCAGGTCGTTTGGCACCTATGGCTGCCAGAGCATTACCTATGTTGGCTGGTGCTACCGGTACAGCAGCATTGCCTGTGTTGGCCGGCACGGCAGCAGTATTAGGTCCTGCTTATGCAGGATACAAGATGTATCAAAACTATGCTAAAATGACGCCGTTGGAGAGACAACAGCGTCTGGAAGAAGCGCAGCAGGCAGGGCTGCCGGGACCTTAATAGTCAGATTCTTCTTCGGACTCGTCTTCTTCAGTTTCTTCTGTGTCATTGATAATGGCACGTAGCTGCCAGCACTGTTTCTTGTGCGTAGTCAAGCGCTCTTGCATATAACCCGATAGGCCATAATCACCCGCTGCCTCAGCAGCACGATAAAGATCTGCCAAGGTATCAACAAAGGCCTCAATGCGATCATACAAGCCTTCAATGTAATCATCTGCGGTCTGTGGTCCCATCCAACCTGCTGTGATTGAACTCTGTTGGATAATGTCCAATAGATTATCGCACATGTATTCTTTGCGAGTGCGTAAAAATTCAGCGTAGGTATCTATATTGGCCTGCGCATCTTCATAGATACCTTTAAACAGTTTATGATCGCTGACAAAAGTTCTACCCTGTGTGTTGACATGCGCCACGTGCGATGAAAAGTAAATGGCAAAGTTCTCCGCTAGGGCTTGATGTAACAAATCGTTGGTTAGGGTTGAGTTCTTGTTCATTAATTATTTCTTTCTTGATGCGTTTCATAGCATCACAATTATTATAATGGCGTTTCAAGCTCCAGACACGCTGAGTAGCATAGTTGCAATAAGCACAACATTGTCCTACCTCACGCCACTGGCCTTGCAAGCGTTGAAAAAACCTGTGTTGGCGCATAAATCATATTTAGCACCCCAACTGTGTTAATGTGGCTCCAGATCTCTGCGGCGTTTTACATACACACGTGGCACCTTTGCCTCTTTTTGGATAGTGTCAACGATAGCTGATGCCATGGAGTCAGGCTGTTGTTCCTGCAGATGTTGTGGTACAGCACGTGGTTTCTGAGGATACTTCCGGGCCACACGCTCACGATTGGCTGTTTGTCGGGCTGCTGTTTTCAAACCAGATTTGACATCACGTCGCAGTTGCTTTTCTTTGACACGACAGTCACGAGGTTTACCTGTGTGCTTGATGCCTGTGATCTTGCCATATTCAGTGACCTTCATTTCGTAGTTGGCGGTTGTGACCAAGTAGCCCTGGCGATCAGGCAGGGGTTTTACTGCAGTGATTGCGTTGAGTTCATACTGCTTGCGAAAGTCGCGACGTAGTCTTTCTTCATTGATGCCAGCACGAGCCATACAATAGTTCAACAGCACGCCTGCTGACATGGTTAGATCTAATTGGGGAGTTGTAGCCATATTGTCATCCTTTGTTCAGTGTATGATTATTTATAGAAATGCCGGTTCCCCACAGTGGCTTTTTGGGCCACTGTGTTGGATACACAAATATAACAGAACAGATTCTAGAAATTTTGGGAACAGATCCATTTTACGGTGATAGCGCACCCAGTCCAAACATACTCAAGAAATAATAGGGCGAAAATATGGCTAAAAACGCCCACATGGCTTATTTCTCATGCGATATAATCAAGATAATTTTGACGCTAAACTGGATAAAAATGCCTTAAAATGTCTTTCGGGAACCCTTGTCGGAGACCCGGCGTCAGTGTGTTGTCCCAGTGATACTAGCTAAACGTGTAAAAGATCCTTCAGTTGGGACAGCCCAATCTAGAGTCGCTCAAGACGGATTAGGCGTAGGTGTCAAGTAAAGGACTAACTTAAACTTGACATTTGTATTTATCTAGCATACAATCGCTAAATACATGATATTGGTGCTATGGCTAACCAATATCATTTTATAAAGGACTAATAATGAACACAACCAAACCATCAAAATCACAGAGCAGTGACCTTTTTTTAAGTCAAGACTGTGCGCAATTAATTACAAATTACAAACTTAAAACTGTTAATTACACAGAAAATGACTGCGTGTCTGAAGACGCAGTTAGAGGAATGGACACGCCTCTGGCTATCAATGGCTGCGCCCAGGAGGGCGTAGTCCCCAGTGAGGGAGACGAAGTCTCTGAAGAGGAGCTGCCGCGCATCACCGGAATCCGCGCCCAGATAGCAAAAAATATCAGTCTAGACACAGGTCGTGAGATGAAAAGCAGTTTTAAATGTTATCTCACGGTACAAACTAATATAGCACAACTGCAGGGCAGTTATGTGAGATTAACTGGTTATCTCCAAATACGCCGCAACAATTTCACCAGATGCATTAGGGATGATACAAGCCGTCGTGCATTGCAACATTACCATCGTTATCGTGATTATGAAGATCAAGTGTATCTGGGACATTGCCATCTCCGCGGTGAAAAGAAAATGCAGCCTGGTATGGCACTGTTATGGTGCCGAAAGGAAGCATTTTTTACATTTTATTGTGGTGAGCAAGACTATCGCATTGCCATTTGCTCTGAAGATTTGAGTCCGCGTCAACGAGCAGCCAATATGTTGTATGATGGATACTGGGGTGAAATCACATTAGGTAAACCGCAGCATAGACAACCATCGGGGCTGGCTGCTATCATAGCAGCTCCACATGTGGGAGGCGTGAATGCTGAATAAAAAACCGGATCTTACACCCAGCGATGTTATACATCGCATGAAAACGCTTTATCCTGATATAGTCTATAGATTTGGTGAGCATGCAGTTGAATTTGTGTTCAATCGCAATAAAATATTAGAGATAAAGGTCTTGCCCACAGTTGATAGATTGCACATTGGTTTTTTAGAGGGCAACGTGTATGAAATACCATGGTCAAGATTGGAGGCCTGGCTTGAGGATATGTCAGGTCAGTGGCCACAAAATCGCGCTTGGTTATTTTGTATGGTGAATGATCGCAGTCAAGATCCAGAACCCAGTGCAGCAGAACTGACGCGTGAACAGTATGAACGTTGGGATCAAAGGAGAAGTCAGTATGATTAATCCACCCCTGGTAGTAGAACAGTATTTTGAAGCCGCACTACAGCGTTGGCGTGCTATGCGTGATGCTGGCATTGATTCCGAAGGCTATGATAGGCTGTACCCAGCCATCTGCGATCTATATCAAAAAGGTCAACTGCTGAGCCCAGGTGAAGCAGAATATCTCTGGGACAGGACCGATCCAGCAGGTAAGTTTCCAAACTACAACCGACACCGCGGACTGCACCGAAAATACGGATCCATGCTGCCATTTCCCGAAGAACTCATGGACTATGTCAATTGGAACATACCCAATACGTTTAGGCAACGACTGCTGAAAGCCGGCTACAAACCTCCTAGGCCACTGGGTATACAACCACCACCAGTACAATTACCACAACATCTTTTTACAGAGGAGTAGTATCATGTTTACACAACAAGACGTAGATCAAAACCCAGATGAGTTTATCCGTAAAGTTTTACAAGGAAATCTTGATCAGTTAAAAAGATACACTGTGTTGGCCAATTGGATATTGACGGGACCAGGTACAGATCTAGCAGACTTACGCAGCAATATACAGTATGATTTTCATTGCTTGTTTGGAGAATATCTCACAGATGAATCTGTCAATCAAATGCTGTCAGACTTGCGTCAACAATTGGGCAGGATGTCACTGCCGGAACCTGATACCAGCCTAGAAGACGATCAGAGTTTGAAATCTCAATTGGCGAAAATTAAACCCAATCAAACTAACAAGGTCACAGAAATGTTGGAGGCAATCCGAAATGACAGCAGACGAATTACTGAGTAATCTCACACCCCAACGACAGATGCAGGTCTTGCGCAGTGCTTACATCCAAGCCATCATGCGAGAACAAGATCTCAACCCAGCTCAGGCTTGTGCTGAGTTGATCAAGGTAGCAGGGTGCTCCAACCCTTCTCCCATGTCTGGCCCCGTACATGGCTACCGCCACGGGGCAACCAATGAATAAACTGGCATTATTATTTTTGCTGGTTTCACCACCGGTTTTGGCTGAAATCTGGTCATGTACCACTAAAGATATGGTGACAAACTATGAATATCGCTTTACCTTGAAACCTGGTGCTGTTGTCACTACCATACAGGGTCAACAGGTGCCACAGCCCCGAGTGAGAACATTGACACGTGCGCTGCCCTCTGAACATGACAGATATGCCCATGTCATGGAAAGTCTAGAGACTAAATTCAATACTAGTGTATGGGAACAACTGCAGTGGTCAGGCACAGGTGCAGTGCAGTATGCAAGAATAGGCCATAGAGGTAGAGATGTATTTCACTTCGTGGGTCAGGGTCAGTGTCTAAGAATTGAATAACATAAAGGAAATATCATGTCATATCTAGTGGCCAATGTGCCAGCAATCAAATGTTACGTGCGTGCAGAATATCTCTATGACCATGAACGGGGTCATGGTGATCTGGAACCCTGCTACTGGCTCACAGTAAAAAGCATCAAAGGTCAGGCATTCCGTATTGAGGCCATGCTGATCAACTATGGCGCCATCTACGACAAACTGCCTATATCCGCGTTTGTGTGGCAAGCAGTTGACAACCCCTTGCCACTAGATCACCTGCAGATCTGGGACTGCTTGGCCTACGACATAGCAGTTATAGAAAAATCAAACCTGCGTGGATTGAAAGTCAAGTTCTACGGCAGAGATCAGCAGTATCACTGGGGCAACTATCTTTTTACCATTGACCAAGCCGCTCCAGATCACAACTGCCTAAATGTTGGGTTCTCAGAGTCAGCAGACGAGCACAAAAGTTTCAATGTCATACAAATGGATTCAGGTCAGTATGCTGTGCAGCCCAACAACCGCTGCCTTTGGTATGATGTTAGTATGGTTCCCAAAGAAATGAAAACGCCAGACTTCAAAATCTCTACAAAAATCTACACAGTGGAAAACACACAAAAATGGTCAACTGAACAGGACACTTGGTTCTATAACCAAACTTTGCGTAGCGAGTAGTGTTGTTTTTTTACAACAATACATTTGACAGAAAAATAACTAATCGCTTAACATAAACTTTTAACAACAAGGATATCTATCATGGCTTTCAATGATCACTTTGGTGCACAGCACCAGGCTTTTTTAATTAAAGGACAAGATTACCGGCAGTTGTTTCTCAGCGCGGTCAATGAATTTTTTGATGATCAAGACCATCACCTGTACATTCCAGGCCAACCAGGTGTAGGTAAAAGTTACACAGTGGAAACAATCGCAGATAAAAAGAATATTAAAATGGTGACCTTAAAAGGCGATATGAAACCTTGGGCATTTATCAAAACTATAGCTGTAGCGGTATATTTGGCTCAACCCAAAGAATTTGTTGCTGTGTATATTGATGATATGAATGGATTGTTTACACCAAGCACCGGCTTTCTTGATATGTTTAAAATTGCAATGGACAAAAATTCTGGAGATCGCTTGGAGTACAATACCAGTTTAGGTGCGCAAGTAAGTCAAGCCGAGACATTAGAACAAGAAGCTATTGAACATTGGAAAAGTATGTATCCAGATCGCACAGGCTTCATAGTTCCGTTTGATGGTCGTGTAAAATTTATTTTTACAATGAATACTCCTTTGGCCACGGCACAAGATCTGAATCAGTATGCAATTGGGTCACCAAAATGGGTACCATTAAACAATAAACACGCAATCTATAGTAGAGTTACCTATGAAGATTTGATAATGGATCAAGAAACTTATTGGGGTTGGATCGCTGATGTAGTTTGGAATACCAATATGTGTATAGGCGCAACAGAAGATCAAAAAGCCGAAATGTTGCATTGGTTGTGGGACAATTGGACACAGGTGAAAGAAACCTCTGTGAGATTTGTAGAAGACAAACTATGGCGGTATATGGCCAAATACGCAAACAAACGTGACTATCGTGCCCGTTGGGAGAAACAAAAATGCCACTAAAAAATGGTGTGATCTCCGCAAAAGATTTCAAAAAATTATTACAAACACTACGGGAGAACCCCAAACACAATGTTAGCGATGAAAAATTAATTGCTGCTGCTGATCCCGCGAGAAGGGAGAAAATTAGTAATTCATTAAGAGATTATTATCAGAAACAAGAACATCGCAATAAACTAAGCCAAGAGATAAAAGCCAGTTACACTGAAGCAAGAAAAGAAAAACTTAGACAGGCAGGCAAAAACCGTATATGGCGTGAAGAAACAAAGCAAAAACTGAGTGATTCGCATAAAGGTGTAAAATTAACAGATGAGCATAAGAAAAATATTGGGCTCGCAAAAAAAGGAATGAAACAAACTCCAGAATCAGTTAAAAAAAGACAATTATCTAACAAAGGAAAAAAACGCAGTGCTGAAACAATAATAAAAATGAAAGCAGCGTGGACCAAAAGATCTCCAATTACAGAAGAAACAAGAAAGAAAATTAGTGAAGCACAAAAAGGAAAACCTAAATTAAATTTAAGAAAACCGCAACAACGTCTAACTTGTCCACATTGTCATTTGGAAGGTGGTATGAGTGCTATGAAACATTGGCACTTTGATAAGTGTAAAAAGATGATGTAATTAAGGGATCAAACTAGATCACTGCTGGGAGGTTAGCCCCGCCAGGCGCGGGGTTTTTTTTGACTAAATAAATGACTATGGGAAAACTCTTAGGCTCAAAAACGGTCAGAACCCGGACCTTGAAACCATCCTCTGTGTTACTTCAGCAGACCACCAATCGCGTGAAAACCAAGCAAGATGCTTACCAGACTTCAGGTCGCGAAGCCTGGAACACAGGCGCACAGCCGCCTATTGAAACTGGTTTAAACGCAACCAAACCCAGATCACGCGGCGACCAGTACAACCGCGGCGATAAAAACAGAGACGTAAGATAATACAGTGTTAGACACCAATAACAGCAGAGACACTGCTGATTCCACTGCTGACTACACCAATTTTGATCCGATCAAATCTACAAAAAGTAGTCACGGCTTGGCAGGCAGACCATCCAACAATCCTGGTGGCAGGCCCAAAGGACTGATCACACGCATTTCAGGCGTGTCAATACTCAAAGCCATCAACGAACATGCGCACAAAGACTTTGCCACACTGTTGGCAGAAGGTTATGTGGACGCAATCAATCGTCTAGACTACAAAGGTCGCTTGGAATATGAGCGTATGATATTGAGCCGCGTGGTAAGTGAAAAAGTAGAAGTATCATTCGTTGATGACCGTGTGAGTGACATCATCCGGAACCTACAGCAAGAAACCATTGACGCTGAATTCAAAGAAGTCCTACCCCAAATAACCAATGGCACTGATAGCGCCTGATCAACTGTTTAACCGTGCCCGTGAGCAGGCCAATCAAGAACTTGAGAGGCACGGCATCACCATTGACCGCAACAACAACAGTCAGATGCGCCAGTATGCAGAACTGATAGCATTCTACGAGCAAGACTTACAATACAACAAGATCCGATACTACCAACCCTTTGACTATCAAAAGAAACTGTATGAGCTGCGCACCATGGCGCAGGCAGTGATAGCGTCAAACCGATCAGGCAAATCATACTCAGTGGGCTATGCCATTGCTTGTCACTTGACCGGCATCTATCCTGACTGGTGGGGCGACATAAGATATCAAACAGGTGTGCGTGTGATAGCAGCAGGCGCGTCAAGCCAGCAGATCCGTGAAGCCATACAAGACACTTTAGTGGGCACACAGGACAAGATACAGGAAGCAGCCATAGGTTCAGGTCTAGTGCCAAAGTCTGCGATCTTGAGAGATACCATCATCACCGGTGCTGACCGCAGAGGCATAGGTGGCCTACAGATACGTCATAAATCAGGTTCCATATCAACCCTGCAGATAGTAAGTTATGAGCAGGACCGTGCTGTGCTGCAGGGCGGCAAGGCTGACGTCATCTGGTTTGACGAGCAGCCCAGAGACGATGATGTGGTGTCAGAACTGATACGTGCCTTGGCACAAACACCCACAGGACAAGAAGGCAGAATCTATCTATCAGCCACGCCCTTGGTAGGTTGGACGCCAATGATCAAGCGATTCTGGGAAGGTGTGGAAGGCCACTCAATGGTGCGCTATACCTGGGATGATGTGCCTGAATCCCTGTTAGACACCAAAACGCGAGATCTGTTGAAAGCATCGTGGCTGCCCTGGGAGATAGAATCAAGAACACAGGGCATACCCATGGCAGGCGCAGGGTCAGTGTTCCAGATAGACTGGGACAGGGTCATACTTAAAGAGCCTCCCAAGTTAGAAGTATGGCATCGCCGTATAGCCGGCATTGACTTTGGTAGATCACCTGATCCCACTGCTGTGATCTGGATAGCATATGATCCACGCACACAATGCACCTATGTCTACGACGAGTATTATGGACGCAGCCAAACGCCTGTGGAATATGCACCACACATACTCAGCAGAGGTAGAGATGTGCCCGTGGCCTGGCCACCAGATGGACAGCGCAAGGGCTATACAGAAACCACGTCAGCCATACACGAACTGACCAACAGATATGGCATACGCACACTCAACGAACCATTTACCAATCCTGACGGCTCGCGCGGCATTGACTATGGCCTGCAGTATATGATACAGCAGATGCGTATGGGCCGGTTCTTCATATCACCGCACTGCCGCCAGTTGATAGATGAAATGCGCCAGTATCACACTGAACGCTCATCAGCGGGCAGGATCAACTTCCGTGGTTCAGATCACGGCATTGATGCCTTACGTTATGGCGCGCTCAGCATTGAACGGTACGGGCAATCATCAATGGAAGCAGAAGGCATCATGAGCCTGCAGGAATACCAGCA